CTTGTGATGTTAAAGAAAGACACATTAATCTATCAGAGGACTCGTCGGGTTTACCCATATTCTGGGAGTCGATAATTTAGTATAGTGTAACTATTCGAACAAGTTGGTCATTCATGTTGATCTCTATACTAATATTATGCTTGGACTCTTTGGGAATTAAAGTGAGGTGAGGAGCCTTGCTCTTTTTCCTATTCATAGAGGACCAGACTGTTGTACCAGTGTGTAACGAAGAAGAGGATTCCATTAAAAATTTTGGATGACGTGGGTTACGAAGATAGGGTTTACAGTGATGTAGATCACCACCATGTAGAATGTTATTTTGGTATGTATTTATAGGTGGTATTGTTGTTCGGTGTGTTGAAGGTTTTATGCAGAGAGTTTATATATTGAATGGAGTAGGTCTCCAAGAGAGTATTAATAGAGTGCTTCCGTGTGTGGTCATGTATCGCTTGGAACAAGTATGCGCGTGTGTATCATTCGGTTGAAATAGTATAGTAATTGCACCTTAAGAAGCTGAAGAAATTTAATATATATAATATTTGTAATTATGTGGTATTACAAGGTAGCATATAGTCTGTTGGAGTTATGTAGTACTTCCACTTTCTATATAGTACTGACCTGTTGTGGGTATAAAAACACTCAAAACTTCCTGAGTAGTCGGAAGAGACTGTGGCGAGAATGCCCCTATCCCTCTTGTAGGTAGCAAGAGCTTTTAATCTATTAGTATGAATAAGTTGAAAATGAGCAAACGTTTAGAACAAGTTGGAGTATGTAGTGAAGTTAATTGGAGAGTGGCAGTGAGAAGTAGTGAGAGAAATATTAGTTTTCGTAAATTTTTTGAGTTTGTAGTTATGTGTGAAGAAAAATTACAGATTCCCAATCATATAGATATACTATATGTGTGGGATTTGTGCACTGAAAATGAGAGGAGAAATTTTGAGTTTATGAGTGCGGGTAACGTTGAACCAATATCGGAAGTTTGTATGCGGTTTTTGAAGTCTTTACCTAGGGTAAAAGATGATTTGAAAACTCGTTTTGTTTACACGGTATTAGGAGCAGTGTTGGAACACCAAACTATTATGGATTTTTTAAATTCTGGTAGTAGTGAGTTAGCAGAACCTAATGCTCAGGGTAGACAAGCGTATGACACTAATGAGCACTCAGGTGGTGAAATTGAACGTAATGATAATCATGAAGTTGAACCACCTAAGCCTAGGAGGAAGAGGAAAAAGAAAAACAAAAAACAAAAAGAACAACAGCGATTTGGTTCGCAGGTTAGTTTGGATGCTAAGACGGCTGAGAGATATGTTGCACTTAAGAAGATGCGAGGTAAACGAGGTCAACTTAGTAAACGTCATTGGTTGGAGTTTAAGAGTATTGAAAAGAAATATTCGAAGCAAGTTTTGGAGAATATTCATATACGGTACCCTAAAATTCCAAAGAACAAAAATAGTAATGTTCTTAAAGATCTCGATTTGAGTCAGTTAGATACTGAGATAAAGATCTGGGAACAGGATGTCTTTGATGTTGCAACAGAAATTGAATTGGAACTTGAAAAACAACCTCGAAAGAAGAGAGATTTCGAACGTATGACTCGAAAGCAGAGACGTGAGTTTTATAAGCTTAAAGCGCCTCGAGCCGAAGGTTTGACACAAAAAGTAGCAGACTTTGCTAGGTGTATTGGTTTGGAATTGAATGATGAGAAAACAATTTTTCGAGTTTTGGCTTGTCTGGTTGCAGCTTTAGCCGCTTTCGTTATAACACTGAAATCCAACATATATGTTGGTGTGTTTTTTGGAGTGGTATCAGGACTTGCTATTTTATGTAGTAGTGATTTTCTGAGTAAATTTTTTGGTGATATTGCCAAACTTCTTGAAGAATTCATGGATGATTTGGATGCTAGAAAGAAAATGAGAAACGAACGTGAAGAGGAAAAAGAAGTTAACGCTTATGTTGAATCCTTTTCAAGAATTGACAAAGGGCAAAATGAAAGTTGTTCGAGTCATGAAACGCGTGATTTTTTGGATTCTATTGGTAGTATGAATAATTTGGCTGAACCGATTTCTCAAGGAGAAGATGAGGAAGGGAGACTTTCAGTGTTTTCGAAGTTGATAACAAAGTCAGCGGAGACTATATTTGGAGGTGATTCTAAGTCTCGTAGAGAGGTCAGTAGTGACATGATGACGGTTAGAAATATGATGCATCTTGTTACAGACGTTTCAAGTGCTTTGGCAAAATTTTTACCCGGTGTGTATGAAGTATGTACAGGGAACATATGGTTTACGGGTGAAAAGAAGGAGTATTTTGATCAAATGACGTCTGTTATGGAAAAATTTCACATGTTTGGGAAAATTCCAGTGTTGAGAAATGAACTTGTTTCAAACATTGGTTTCAGGGAACATGTGAAAGAGATTGTCGAACAATATGAGTCTTTGGATCGTATAGTGCTTTCGATAAAACCTGCGATGCCTAATCTTATGTCTTGGAGTTCGCTTAGAAAAGTGAAGGATGATATTCGGGAGATGCTTAATGATATTGAGCATCGAAAGAAACCACGTGTACCGTGCACAGTTATTATGTTGTATGGTGAAAGTGGAGTTGGTAAGTCTCATATTCCGGATAAGTTGTTTAGTGATGTCTATAATGGTTTTTATCGAGATGATATTAAGTCTGGAGAGAGGGAACCTTTTTCACGACTCAATGTATATTCGCGTGAGATTGGCGATGAACAGTGGGATGGCTACAAAAGTCAGTTTGGTGTTATTTGGGAGGAAGTCTTTCAACTTAGAGATGAAGATTCTCGATCTAAGGAGTGTAAAGAAATTGATCGTGTCAACAATGTTGGGGCCATGGATTTGCATTATGCTAGTATGGCTGACAAAGGGAAACATCAGTTTGAATCCCTTTTAGCTATTGGGTCGTCCAACATTGACTTGGGGACTGGTAATATTAAAAATTCTGGTGTTGAGTCTGTTAAGGCTACAATTAGGAGGTTAATTCGTGTCCGGGTTAAGAACACTTTCGAGTATCCAGGTGACGATATCAGGAATTTCCGTTTTGATGTTATTCATGGTAGGGCATGTGTAAAATGGACTGATCTTAATTATTGGTCTTTGGCACGTTTGGCCTATCTTGAAGTGCAGTGGAATTATGATAAATATTCCAATGGAGTTCCTCATAATACTATTGATGTTTTGTCTTATGATAATAGTTTTGATGGAGTTGGAAACGATCTTGATGTAACACCAAATATTAGTGTTATAACTGAACCAGGTTCTACCGCAAATGGAAAGGACCTTGGTGCGGCTCGTAGAGAGTATCTTAAGTTTGTTGGTGATTACACTAGCGTTAAGAACATTGTGGCTCCTGTTGAACAAGGAGCATCTTTTAGTACAAAGAAAGAAGTTGTAGTTGAACTAGATTCTGATGATGAAGTTGAGGGTGTTTTGAGTAAAGCACGAACTTTGATTGAGCAGCTTAAAAAACAACGAGTTGGTGAGGTGAGTAATGCTATAAGGTTACGAGTTAAGAGTCTTTTGGCACGTTTGTATAGCATGTCTAGAAACGTATTACTTGTGCCCATGAATCTTTTGAGAATTGGAGACGTTATTAAATGTATAACTTTCAGATCGTGGAAGTTACGCATTGACGTTGGTAGTGTTATAACTATGTCATGTGATATTCTCAAAAGACAGCTTATTAAAGGTTGGAATGTATTTATAAATTCTACTTTTGGAAAAATTATTTTCTGGATGGCTGGTTTTCTTATTGGGTATTTTGCTACTAAAGCGGTTTTACGATTTTTCTTTCCTGGTCTTAAGGAACCAGAATATGAAGGAAAAGATACCGAGTATGAAGGGTATGTTATGAAGAACAAAGGTCACAGGGGACATGGTGATAGGCGAGCTCGACAGAGGAGAGTGCGTGATCGAACTCACGTTCAAAATCAGAATAGGGCTCGTACTGAACCCCGTGCTCAATGTGCTGATTTACTTGTTAAATCGGGGACTGTTAAACGGAATGTTTGGCGTTTTCAGGTGACAACGGGTATGAGAGGTACCATTGCTCATATGCTTGAACTTGGAGAAGGTTTTTATGCTACAAATAGGCACCTTTTTATTGGTCATAGTTTTTTGAATGGTAGTACTTCTTCAATGGTTTTGTTTAAAGATAAAATTCGGTACCCAAATATACCTTTGTCTAAGTGTATAGCAGGATACCCGGAGGAAGAGGAGATTGATCTTATTGTTCTGTATATACCACCGAAATTCAAACGATTTGGTAAGGATATTTTATCCACGCAAATTTGTCAAGATGATTGTGGAACAACTATGGAACAGGCGTTAATCGTTTCTCGCTCTGAGGATGGTGAAGATACTGAGAAAAAGTTTTCACCAACTGGGTGTGTTGAGGAGTATTTGAGTACAGCTGATCCTACTCTTGGAACGAAGGAGAAACTTCCAGTTTTTGGTTGGGTTCTTAAGAGTGTAACGACACTGTTAGGGGATTGTGGAAGTCCCTATATGAGTGGAAATCCATACCACACACGCAGGATATTTGCGATTCATTGTGGAGGTTTGGATGGTGTGGCTTATGGTGTACCCATTTCTCAAACACGTATCAATGGTATTAAAACCACAATGAATGTTACGGAGAAATATTTTTCGGATATTCAGGAGCCAGTGACTCAGTGGAAGGAGATAGATTATACTCCTGTGGGTCACGAATATGTTGGTCATGTTGAGAGTGGGGCATTTATGAATTCCAAAACTGGAATAAGCCCTTCTTGTATTTTTAATACAGTGCCATATCCTAACACTAAAATTCCAGCTAGACTCAAACCTTTTCGGAGTAAAAGAGAAGATGGGACTTTTGAGGTTATTAGTCCACTTCGGAAAGCTATGTTAAAATGGGCTGCGAAAGAATGTGATCCACCTTATGATGTTATTGATGAGGCGGCAAAATTTACACTTTCGCAATTGCCGAAATTTGACACGTACTATATTGCGTCTTTTGAAGAGGGTGTTTTTGGATCAGAGGTTATTTATCGTAAACATGGTTTAAACCAACATACGTCTGCTGGTTATCCTCATGTATTGAATGGTATCAAACGTAAGGATCTGTTTAATAAGGAAGAGAGAACCATTACCAGTTTCTTTAAGAATTCTGTTGGAAACATAGTTGTTAAAGCTGGTAGAGATCGTGTCATTGTGGCGCCTGTTTATATAGGGTGCCTCAAGGATGAGAAGTTACCTATTTCCAAAGTGTTACAAGGTAAAGCTCGATTTTTTATGAATGGTCCGGTGGATTATCTTCAAATTATGAATATGGTGCTTGGCTGTTTCATTCATGCTGTTGAAGCTCATGATCAAAGTGAGTTTATTACAGTTGGTACAGATCCTTTGAGTGTGTCTTGGAAAATCATCATTGATACTCTTAAAACTCTTAGTGGAGTTTTTGGAGCAACTGATATGGTAGGTTTTGACACGTCTCTTATTCGATATATCACTATGACTGTTTTTGAGCTAATCGAAAAATGTATTTTTCGGGCATCTTATTTCAGTTTTCCAGATGATTTTTTGGATTGGAGTGAAGAATGTGGAATAGGGCCAGAGGAGTTACTCAAAATTTTGATTCGACTTCTTGCTGAGTACCAGTGTTCACCGTATGTTCTAGTGTTTGCTGAGTTATTTATTCTTATTTTCGGTGGCCCTAGTGGTGGTGGACTCACAAGTATTTTGAACTGTATGTGCAATGATATTATGCATAGAACCAATGTTATTAGCTTGGTCAATGAAGTCTCGGATGACAAATTGGCTGCTTGGGTTAATTCTAATTACCGTGACAGTTTTGTCACTTCTAGTAAAATCGCTAATTATGCGATGTCGCAGTTTATAGGGTTTTACTATGGTGACGATGTTGTGTGGACGGTTGGTCCTTTGATGTCGAAGTATGTTAATCAGGTCACTATGGCCAAACAATTTCTTAAAAATTTTGGGGTTCGATGTACTAACCCTGACAAAACAGAAATTGACAGGGAGTTTATTGAGTTGGATGAGTTGACTTTTCTTAAGAGAAGTTTTGTTCCACAAGATGGACTTATTGTTGCACGTTTGGATATGGAAACAATTCTTGAAATGCCATTGTGGGTGAATGATAGTTCTAGGAACACTGAACTTACTGAAAGTAATGTGTGTGATGCCATGGCTGAGTTGGCTTTGTATGGTAGAGAAGTATGGGAGAAGTACTATGACATTTTTGAAACCGCTTGTGATCAGGCTGGTATTAGATTTGTTTGTAGGCCTTATGAGTGGAGTTATGGATTTTTCTCCATGACAATACAGCGGAAGCTGTGAATTGTCTTATTATTGGAGTGTTGGCCCCGAAACAAAATTTAGTTTTGTTTCAGCCATGGTGGTGGTAAAACCGTGGTGGCTCTATAGAGCGGTAATGTCCTTTTCTTGCGGTTTTTCGTAAAGGGCACGATTCTGAGTCATAAAAACGCAATAAACCGGAGCCTCGGGGGTAATGGGAAACCGAGGTGTTTTAACCCATTGCGCAATTACAAAATGTTAAAGAAAATACACAGGATCCTCTTTTGGACCCTAATGATCGGAGTGTGGAGGAGACCAGTTCGTTGACTACATTTACAGATGGAGCCAATGTGTCTGGTCAAAATGAAACAGAGATACCAATGGAAAAGATTAATTTATTGTCTAATCCTTATCCGAAACAACCTCTGAAACAAATATTGTCTCGGAAGTTTAGAGTTGCAACTGTAAATATTACGACTGCAACTCCTGTTGGATCGGTATCTTGGGTGGAATTTCCAGGAGCTTTGTTTACAGTTCCTAGTATAGCAGAAAAACTTAAAAGTTTTAAGTATTTTCGTGGAGGAGTTAGGTTTGAAGTTCGTATTAATTCGACACCAATGCACGTAGGAGCTTTGCAGGTATCGTATTTGCCTTATCAAGAGGCTGGAAGTCTTCATGGTCAACATCATATCCAGAGATCAGGGAATAGTTCTAGTATTATTTCTGCGTCTTTGGGTAATTCCGTCAACGGCTTAATACCTTGGGTTAATCCTAGGTTGGGTTTGTGGACGGGTAGTTACTTGAGGGGCGAAATTGGTTGTTTATGGATCGACTTGTTGGTCGCACTGGATGGTACTGGATCGAGTGTACCGGATGTTACGGTGTCTGTTTTCGCTTCTTTTGACGATCCGGAGGTGTGGGGTTATTCACCGCCACAACTTGTTGCGCCTGCTTTGGAGGAACCAAAAGCACAAGGTAAGACGGCTTTGAGTGAAGAGGCTCAGCAAGCAGAGAAAGCGGAGTCACAGTCTGTTGTTGGTAAAGTAGTTAATACTGTACGTTCAGTTGTGAAGTCAGTCGAAACTGTTGGGTCTGAACTCAATAGTGTAGCTGGTGAAGTAATGGGTTTCGCTAACCTTATGGGTTTGTGTAAACCCGATACTGAAAAACCTATAACTACTGTTTTCAATAACCCTTATGCTAATGTTGTTCATACTGAAGGAGTGGATTTGTCAACTGCTATATCGGCTGGCTTTGACGCAAAATTGGATAACAAGGTTGAGGTTTGTGGTAAAGATGGTCCAAGTATGACAATACTTAAACTAGCTATGAAACCAATGATTATTGGTACTTTTAAGTTTAATCATGCCACTGCCGTTGAGGATGTTATAACTAATATTGATGTGCATCCAATGCTAGTGTGGGGAGATGGTGGATTACCGGAGAAAATATATCCTTCTTATTTGGCTTATGTGGCACAGTTTTTCCAATATTGGCGAGGTACTATTAAGTACAGGTTACATTTTATTACGTCTGCTTTTATATCGGCACGAATTAGGATAAGCCATAATATGACGGGTGGTGCTTTGGTTAATGTAGAAGATTATGGTGGTGATATACCCTCAGTGGTTTTGGACATTAAAGGTGATACTATTTTTGATTTTTCTGTTCCTTTTACAAAAGCAGTGGGTTACATGCCAGTTAATGGTATGCAATCTTTCTTAGGTGGTGTTAGCAGTTTTTACAACAGTGCTATTACTATTACTTTAGTCAATGAGGTGGTAGGACCTAATGGAGTAGGAGACCAAACAGTTAATTGTCTAATTTATGCTGCGGCTGGTGAGGACATGCGATTTGTGAGATATAGGGCGGCGAGCCCTGGTAGCTGGGCACCAACTTATTTGCCTCCTTTGAATGTGAAAGAGAGGGCTGAAATTGAAAGAGAACGGAAGAATAGGACCAAAACGACGAAAAATTCACCACTTAGGAAGAAAAATCTTCGAGAACCTCGAGCGGAAGGCTTGAATGAGGATTTTTCTGTGCCATTTGAGGGTTTGGTTCCATGCAAACAGGTTATTGAGGAGAAAATGATTTCTGCTGAGACTTTTACTACGGTAAAAGAACTTTGTCATAGGTACAGTGAACATACGTTCAAGACTGACGATGGCATAGCGGATCAATTTGATGTAACACCAATGCACTTTCTTGGTGAGAAAACTCCTAATTTTTATCTGTGGAGTCAAGTTTTCCTTTTTTGGCGTGGAAGTATAAGGTATGCATTTTTAGGTGGAACGTATAAAAATGACGTACAATTCCTTCACAATCAGTCTGGAGTTTCGGAAGACTTAGTATCCGATGGTCTTTTGCCGACTTTGAATGGGTGGGTTTTTTCGAGTGTTCCTTGGTACACCCCTTATGTCATGTTGCCGACGTTGGGTGATGGATCAACACCTTTCAATTTTTATATTACTGCACCTGGTGCTAGAGCGGATGAAGAACTTTACGTATATGAAGGTACTTTAGAAGCAACTTTTGAGAAGTGTATGTATGCTGCTGGAGATGATTTTGATTTCATTTACTCTGTAGCCCCCAAAGCTTATGACTCAACTATATAGTTAGTTAGATAAGCAAAATTAGTTAGTTAGTTAGATAACTTAGTTAGATTCCAATAGTATTAGGAGAGAGCGCCTAATGCTGGAAATTTTTAGATAGACAGATAGCTCATCTGGACAATTCCGTATAATTGTTACGTATACGGCGTG